GGGCTCGGCAGGATGAGCGGTAGCGGTATCTGCGGGATTCTCCACGACCGGGTTTTCAATACCCTCGGCAATTTCGGGGGTAACAGTCTTTTCGTCTTTCATGTTCTCCTCCTTGTTGGTAAGGTCAGCGGCCAATGCCTCTGCGATCATCATTTCACAGCTGTCCGCAGACGCCATGGAAAGGGAGCGTGCATTATTGCCATACGCCGGCATCACACCGGAACCAAGCAGACAGCGCCCCTCGAAGACATAATCAGTCAGAGTCTTGATGCCGTTTTCGAAGGTGAAGGCGCTTGTCAGGATCTCCCAAGAGTTGCCAAGCTTCCCTTCAGAAAACAGCCGTTTTACGGCCGCAGTCACGTTTTTATTGCGGGTCCAGATGCGGTAAGTAGCAAACAAGCAGGGAAGTGTCTTCTGCACACCGCCAACTTCCACCACATCGTCTTTGATCTCAACGGAAGTGTGGGTGCCAATATTCTCGGTGCCGAATTTCACCTCACCCGTAACCGGGTCGGTGTAGCATTCGTGGCCGCCAAGATCGGGCAGACCGTCAGCATCCTGTTTGTACTTCGCCACGACGGGCATATTGACCAGCGTTTCAGCCTTCTCCAATGCGCCGTCAGACGGCAGCAATACGCCGTTCAGATTGGCGGCATCGTAGAAGCACACGCGATCTACCAAGTCAAGGTGGGTCTGCGTTTCAGACAGTTCCACAACTTTACTGGCCAGTACGATTTTCTCCTGATCCAACTTCTTCACCTCCCTTCGTTCTGGTCCCAAAGAAATACCCCATCCGTTCTAACACGGATGGGGAAGGCTCTGGTTTTGGTATATCAAAAAGGACGGCGCGTGCAACGCCGTCCTTTGAGATAGAGATATGCAGTTGTTGCCCGCAGCACGGGCAGATAAATTCATAACCGCCCATTACACGTTCTCCCTATAAGTCTCGTCATATTCCTGCTTGTTCTGCTTCTCAGGGTCGTCACCTTTGGGGCGGCCACCGGACGAGCCGGACGAATTACCGGAAGCTGTGTATGCAGTTTGCCGCGGCTTGAAAATCTCATCGTATCCGCTCTCGTTCTCAAATTTGCGCTGAGCGGCTTCATCGCTTGCGTTCAAGCCAAGAATTTCAAGGCAGCGGGTGATACTCAGTCCAAACTTAGTGTACAGAGTCTCGGCCAGAATGCGCTTTGTATCCATTTCCATCTGAGCGGAGTCAAGCACTTTGATCTCCGGCGCATACATCGGGTCGATGTTGTTGTACAGCAGTACCTGCACATAGAAGTTATGCAGAATATCAGAGAGTTGATCGGCCACCGAGTCAACGACCTTCATCAACTGTTTGATGGAGATGTTGGCGGCAGACACGCTGCTCATATTGGGGTCGATATAACCGATACCAAGAGCGGTGATCTTCTCATTGCGGTACAGCGCGATCTTGTCAGTCGGGGTGCCTTCGACCTTCGGCTCAACATATTTGATCTCCTTGACCGCGGGAATCGTAGTGACCAGTACGGTCTGATTCGCCCACGCCTTCATCAGTTCGTTGTGAGCATAGGCTGCGTATTCAAAGCCCTTGCGGTTATAGTCCGCACCCATCACTTCTTTGTTCAAGATCTGATGCAGAATCTTTTTCGCCTTGGCTTTGTTATTGATAATGTCCGTGCCTTCGATGCTGTCCAAGATGACGGTTGGCTTCAATGCCTTAGCGAAATGGCTGACGCCGTATTTGCCACCAAAGTTATTGATCCGCATAACGCCTGTATTCTCTACGTTCAGTCTGGCGTAAGTCTCACCGTTGTTGTATGCGGTCACAACCTCCGGCGGAAAGTTGGCAGCAACCTCTTTCTTTTCGTTCTCAAAATACAGTGCTTTGCCGCTCTTGCTCTTGGTGTACGTCTTCCGCAGACGAGACTTAAAGTTGCTGAGGTTGATCTGAACAATCGGATAGCCACGCACCTCATAATCTGAGATCTCGGCGACGCCGAGCGGATAACTGTCAATGACAGCATTGCCACCATCCAACCGCAAATACATCACGTAGTTTCCGTCCGTCAGCGTTGCAAGGATGGAGTCGGAAATCAACTTCTCAATCCGAATAGACTTGTTGAACTGTGCAATGACTTCCTTGGCGGCATTCAGTTGCTTGAGCTTGTTGCGGCCTTCCGCACTGTTATAAGACAGAACATACTCTGTGTTGATGTTGCTTTTGAGGGCCGTGTGCGTAGCACCGAGCACATCATCCTGCAAGATATACTGGTGGATATACTGGTTCAGTGTCGTCACGTTCGACAGGGAGGAGTTGATGCCGCGCAGCAACTCTTTCAGCCGAGATAGTGTAAGTTCATCGCCAGCAGACGTTCCAGAAAACTGTACACCGTACTGTTCCTTCGTGTACTCGTATTTCTTCATAGCCGCCAGCAACATGTCCATACTGCGCTTTTCGATATCCTCGCTGGAAGTCAGTACGACCGTATTGTCATCGACCGAAGATGCAAGTCCTTCAACCACAAAGTCCTGTTTCTTTTTCGCCACATTTTCACCTCCTTAGAAGTTCACCACACTGACCAAAGAGGGAGCCGTGGCGAAGTCGTCTTTTTCTGCGTGCTGTCTGATCGCTTTTCCTCTGCGCAATTCTGCAAGCCGATGAGCCAACATAATCGATACGTAGAAGCGGTCGTCGTGCATAGAGTTCTCTTTTTCTTTGGAAAGAGCATAAGTCACAGCCGTATTCTCAGAGTTGGAATACCGCTGAATGGATGTAATTTCTGTCTTCATGAGGTCGAGCTGCCCCAAAGCAAGTCCTTCCTCCAACGAAAATTCATGAGTCAAGAATTGCTCATCGCCAGTTTCGTCGTCTACACCATTGGGAATCTTTACAATGTCCTGCCCGCTATACTCGCGGGGAAGACGGAGAACGCCAATATTCATGAGGTCGATCATTTCATCAACCATCTTAGTGCGCCACTTCTTGGGGCTGATCAGACGCAGCTTATCGACGGCATCCGGGTAGCGGTCAACATAGGAGGCGTACAGCTCGTGCTCTGCGTCAATCAGGCCGCGGTGCACCTTACCGCGCTCATCCGTCCAGTCGGCAAGCAGTGCGTCCGCATACGCAGAGACACCGCCTCCACCGGCACCGGCGTCGATCATGACCGTGTCGATGTACTCGTAGTCTGGGTTGTCGCCGTTGTAGTCCAACATCAACGTGTGCAACTGTTGGATCTGTCTGGTCGAGTCCAGCTTGTACTTCTTTTTGGTAGCAACGTCGATCATGTTGACGCAGTTGACAATGTCGCCGCACAGACCATAGTCAGGATCTTCGTAGATGCGCATAACGCCAACAATGGAGTTATCCACTGTACGAGCTGGGTCGAATGCGATAACGTACTTGTAATTCGGGTCCCAGCAAAGCTGGGGGAGAATAAAGGACTCGTTGCGGCGTATCGTGGCCCATTTGACAATTTGGTTCACGCCGCCGTCACGAGTGGGCTGGTTGTAATACTCTCTTAAAGCCTTTTCTTTATTACTCTTCAAAGCCGCATCTACCTTGTCTTGCGTCAACAAGGGAACATACGCCTTCCCGTTCATAAAAGTTTTCATAGCTGTGTCGCATATCATGTCGCAGACATAATAATCGCGGTCACCAGCTAACATTCTTTTGGCAAAGTTCTTGTAGTGACGATAGAACAGCTTGTCCATCTGATCCTGGGAAGACGCATAAACCAACTGCGTCGGGACACGGCGAGGCTCCACTTCAGGATTGTAACTATCGTCGATATCCGTGATGAAGTCCGTGTTCTGAGTGGCGAACGCTTCGCAAATAGCAATAAGCTCGTCAGAACAGAACGCTGCCTCATCAAAGAAAACCATGGTTGCACGTTTACTCCGGTTGTTATCCGGGTTACCATTCAGAGTAATGATCTCGCTACCGTTGTAGAACTCCACCCGGTAACCAGCCGGGTTGTGCGAAAACCCAGTTTTGTTTGTTGGGGTCTTGACTGTTTCCTTCTCGGCAATATCTTTTAATGACCGAATAGAAGCGGACGTCTTACCAACGCGCAAGACAATTTCCTCGAGCTTGGAAAAGGTCTCTTTGGATTGGTCGCCGATTGGGGCTAGGATGTAAATTGCCTGGTTCTCATACAACATCGCTTTCAGAAGCATAAAGACAGCGCCCAAGAAAGACTTACCAAAGTTTCGTGAGCAACACCACAGAACATGAGGCGCATTCCACGAACTCTGGAGCATCATTTTTTGTGAGTCCAAAAGGCGTATCCCAAGCAGGTCCTCACAAGCTATGCACGGATTCCGCCGGTAGAACTCTATTGTTTTCGCATCGCATTCGCAGATATGCCGCTTGATGTCGGTCATCACATAGAGCTTCTTAGCCACTCTGGCCACCGTCCCTCTTGAGTTCATCCCGCTCAATAGTCAACAGACGCTTCTCTTCCGTAAGGTCATCCACCTGCGCCTGCAACTTCTGGATCATCTCCCGTTGCAACTCAAACACTTCGCCACGGTCATTCTCGTCGAAGAACCCGTTCTGTTTAATAGCCTTCATGCTCATATCGGCCGCCCACTGCGTACCCTCAGACCGCAACTGGTCGTAGTAATTCGCCTCGGCCTCCTTGAAGTCTTTTTCTCGCAGATCCTTCATCAGATAAGTCAACGTGGACCGCCCGATATCCTTGTTGGAGCGGTTCTTGACCGAGATCTCGTTCTCCTTGGCGATCTTATCGTTAGAGTTCACGAGGCCCTGCTTCAGACCAATCAGGTCTTTAATGGCCGCAGCGTCCTTAACCGGGTCTAACTGCATGATGCGAGTATCGCACTGCCTGATCTGATGGTTGTTGTTCACTATCTGGATGATCTGACTTAGCTTGTACGAGTCATCGGCGATGTCATCGTCGAAATACTTCACAAGCTCGCTGAACAAAAAGCGGCGGTCTTGACTGTTGTACTCTTCAAACGGATCGTACCCAACAACCTCAATCGTCTCCTTCAACGCACTCTTCTCGTTCTTCGTCCACTTGTCCTCAGTGATTTCCTGAACCTCTTTGTCGCTCTTGCCGAGCTCATCGGAGAGCAGAGTGTTGCAGAAATTCTGATTCTGGTACTGGCGGTTATTGATTTGCCGCAGATACAGACCTACAGAGAACGTATTGTTGTTGACCACGATAGAATCGTACAGAGTGTGGTAGAACGGGATATCCAGCAGATGACACAGCAGAATGCAGGCGGTCTTATCGTCGTGATATCGGCGCGAAAAAACGTCGAACAATTCGTTGACGCACTCCTTGCACAACGGTGCATACCGGTCATTTTTCTTGTAGAGCTCCGAGTATTTGACCATATAAAAGTGACCAACCGGATTCTCGTATTCAGCGCCGCACCGACAGCACCTGTAAATCAGGACGTCCTTCGTCTCGTCGGTGGGGGCCATTACTTTCGGTTTACGTGGGATAGTCCCACCTCCTTACAATCAGAAGCCGCCGGCGACATGCCGGCGGTCCTTAAAACACTTCAAATTGATCCTTGGCGCCCTGTAACTTCTTGGCGTCGGACTTGATGTAATAGCGATTTGTCACATCAGTACCCTGATGATGCAGCAGTTTGCTGATGTCTTCAAGTGCCATGCCGTTGTTCTTTAACAGCGTAGCGCCAGAGTGCCGGAAGTCATGTGGATGCAGTGTCGGCACGCCGATCATCCGGCCAATCTTTTTGCACCAGTCATTCAGCGTGCTGTTTGCGAGCGGCGCGATCTTGCCGGCCATCGACACAGCGAACACACAACCGCTGTCTTCGATCTGATTGTCATCACGGAACGTGCGCAACTCTCGCAGATATTCCTCGACCTCCTTGGAGAAGTAGAGGTCTACGATATAGCCTTCCTTCTCAACGACGCCGCTGACTGTGCGGGCCTCGTAGTCGATCTGGTCCCACCGCACATTGCTAACAGCGTTTACGCGCGCCATCGTAGACAGGGAGAAGAAGGCGTACAGGCGCATCAGTAACGCCATATGCTTCGCATAGACCGTACTGGCCGCAGAGACCTGTTCGTTCAGAGCATCGCGCATCTGAACGATCTGTTCCGGCGTCAGATAAGTCTGCACCACAACATCAACGTCCTTCTTCGGGCGGTCGATGTATTCCATAGGATTGTCCAACATGATCTTCTTCTTTCTCAAGAACTTGTAGAAAGCGGAAATCGAGGACATCCGGCGGCGCATACGCCGGGAGTTGTTCCCTTGGGTTTTGCACCAATACAGGAACTCCGTCACGTCGTCTTCATCCAGCTCAGTAACGCTCTGGTTACCTTGATGATCGTAGATGTACAACCACCAATGTTGGAGGTCGTTCAGATAACCTTCCTGCGTCCCTGGGCTCAGCTCGCGGAGTTCCATGTCGATCTTATACTTCTTCCAGCACTGCATTGTCTCCCGATTGATCTTTGCCAGTTTCTCTTCGTCATGCATCCGAATAGGTTTGCTTTTCTCGGCCATCGTCGCTACCTCCTTTCCGCGTTACTATACATGCAAAAATTTTTCATCAACGACACCGACACCGCGCTCAACCAGCAAGAAAGTTGCACCCGGATCGGATGTCGCATTCAGTGACATCGAGTATGGATCGATACCGATCATGCTCGGCACGCGGATCGTCCGCGTAGCCCGCCCGATGTCTTCGTGTGCACCATGATGCAAATGGCCGCCCACCAGAATATCAATGCGCGTCTGATAAGTCAGCGCAAAGTCTTTCAGCGCCTGTCCCATGTTCTTGCATTCACCGTGGATACCGAGCAGGTTATACCCGGCAACGTCCGTGAAGATCAGGCCAGTCGGGTTCTCGATGTAGGTGAAATTGGGATTATCGCGCAGGCGGGTCTTGACAAAATGAGCAACGATCTTGCCCATGTTCTCGTCTTGGAAGGCGCCCTTCTTCTGACCGAGTAGCCGCAGTTGGCTATGATTGCCGTGCACCATCTGGAACTTCACCCGCACGTACTGCGTCAGTACGTCCAACCACTTGGACAAAAACTCCTCATAGATGACCGTGCTGTCCACAACACCATATTGCAGCTTCATGAGTTGCCCAACACGCAAAATGCCGTCCGTAAAGTCGCCCATGTTCAGCACATCAATCTCTGTTAAGCCTTCACGCTTTACAACATCTACGACATGGTTGAGCAGATTCCACATACGTTGCTGAGCCACCTCGACGTTGTACTTGTTGATTAGCTCGCCCTGCAGGCCGTGAATCTCAAACTCAGAGCCGAAATGCTCATCGCCGAAGCAAAGAACGCCGACGCAGTCTCCATGTGTTACTGGCAGAGCGTCGCGCACAGGCAGGGGAGGCAACGCCTTAATGGCATCCGTCAGCTTTTCAATCAGAAGATCATCTCGCGCGTTCTGTCGAAGCCAGCGATTGTATTCCAACTTCTCGGTTTGCAACTTCATCCGTTCCTTCTGGAATTCACGAATCTGTTCTTGGTTGGAGGAAGGCTCGGCGGTTACATAACCGCAAGCACTATCTGCCGGTTGCAGATAATCTCCAAACTTCTGCAACAGAAATGCCCCTTTGCGGATCGTCTCCTTTGACACGGCCTCGCCAGTCTCACCGTTATAGAAACAAGTGATGTCATCCCACGTCACATCATCCGCAGGATCTTCATGGCGTCGCAGAAGGTCATACAGTTCAGCCAAAAAATCACTTTTGTTGTTGATGATTCTCACTCCTTAAAATCACGAAGAGCCGCCCTTATGGGCGGCTCTCATGTTAATCGAGCAGGTCTGCCAGTGCGGCAGTCGGGCTCCGTTCAGTTTTCTGTAAGTGGACATATCCAAACAGGGGATTGCCCTTCAATTTGTCGATAGCAATCGACAATCCGCTGTTCTTCTCGAATACAGCCATGTCTACCTGCTTCAAATCACCGTCCAGCCACAGCGCAGATCCTTCATCGATACGTCCGAGCAGGAGCTGAACGTGTTCTCTGGTCAGGTTGCCCGCCTCGCTTGCGAGCAGGATCGCGTTCTTGATGCTGCGGCCGCGCAGATAGCCGAGGTGCGTCACTTCCAACCGCCCG